TTACATGCTGGACGATCCAGGCATATTCGGCGTGAATGCCGATACCACCGGATTTTTATATTGATCATCCTGGCACATGGCGGAAATTGTTTCGCCATGGCCAGTGATAAAGACCAAGCAATCCGACATGCGCTCGACGGTGTACCCCAGCGCCAACAACTCTAACCATTCCAATCGCGTTTTCAGTTCACCGTCATGCACTGTAAAGGCCATGTACGCGCGATCATTCACCGTATAGTTCGCTGAAATCACAATTGACTTCTTATGCAAAAACCCATCTGCGTGCGGCGACTGCGCTGCCACAGGAACAGTATTTTCAGTTGAAGTTTTTATCTCCTGAGCCGTTGATTTATGAAATCCATTGTACGCACGCCAAGTCAGAACACCGGCAAGTAACGGCAATACAATCAACGCAGCCACCATTGCTTTAAATTTTCCGCCCTTAAAAATATTGGCCGAGTCGTCTACCTTTTTTTCGTTACCGGCCTCCCCTGTTTCCGACTTCGTGTGCGATTTATACAGCCTGTAAATTTCCGGCTTGTATTCACCGAACATTTCCCGCAATCGTTTATCACGCGGTGGATTAGCACCAGTGACGGCACCCTCGTAAATATCGATCCGAAAATTTTTATCACGACCAACCGAATCCAATTTTTTACAACGATACGTTTTTTCGATGAGCTGCCGTGCGAACGCCGAGAGCTGACCCGCATCCTGCGTTACCAGAATTATCTCCGTTGACCGTCCATCTTCGCCGACACGGTGACGATGCTCCGCAAGAAATTCTTTATGCGTGGATTCGACGTTATTCGCCTTCAGTCCTGCCGGCCACAAGCGCCAACATTCATCGAGCACCAGCACCGCGCCGGACGGCAGCACATCCAGAAACCAATTCTTATCTTCAATAACGGTTTTCGTCTCGAAGTGAATCGGCGCGTAGCCATACTCGTTGATCCAAATTTCATCATGAAGCGGAATATTGGTATAAACAGTGCGACCCGATTGCACCGCAGGCACCAACACATCGCGCGTGACACCGTAGCTTTTTCCCGAGCCCGGCAAGCCTGACCATAACGTTATCGACATTTAGCAACACACCACTTAATGCCCATCTTCAGCAACGTGATCGAGCGAAAAAAACCGATAATAAAAATTGCAGCGAGAACAAATCCAAGCATGTGATCACCCAATCAATGGAATACGTCGTATCAAAAATCGCGTGCCGTACGCGGAGCCGACAACCGTTGCACCAAATGCCAGATCAAACGGCCCGAGAAAATAACCAACTGACGCCGGAATACTGGAAAAAATATCCGTTCCTGAGCTGGCCCAATCCGGCAACGGAATCGCATTCAGCACCGCCACCAACGCATTAAATATCTGCTCTGCGATCCAAACAAAAAAGCCTTTTACTTCGTCAATAATCCACTGCGCATGGCAGCCGAGATCAGTAAAACCGCACTGCGTGTCACTCATCATTAAGCACTCAAAATAATTAAAATTCCGATAACAACGTAGAACACGTGCATGATTGTCGTTAGCGTCGGACCAACGGAATCATAAATTGCACAATGCGCATTCATCACCACCGAATGACCAAATAGATCAAACGTTGCGATCGGACACGCACCGACGTTCACCGAGCCACCGATGCCGGATGCACTCGCCAATCCACCAATCGGCGTCTGCCTCAAACCGTCCTGAAAATTGTTCATCGCATCGCCGAAATTTTCCGCATTCCCGTGCGTGTGCTCTACTGGGGTCTGATCGCCGGCCATACAATTTAAATAATCTTTAGCAGTCGGATCACACTCACCGGCGCCGTTGCCATTTCCCGAGCCATTACCCGTCGAACCACCGGTACTCGAACCGCTGCCGCTCGTGCCCGTCGTCGATGTAGTCGTCGTGCTTACCGTTGTTGTCGATCCATCAGAATTTGTTTGTGTCGATGTGTTCGTCACAGTCGTCTGTGTTGATGCGTTATTTGGAGCGGTATTTTGATTCGGCGTGCCATCGGGTTTTGTCTGAGGTACACACTTCGACACACCGTTAATCGTGCCGTAGGCATCGCCAGCATTACACCCACCCGGTGGAGCGCCATTAGTGCCGGGATCGTACGAAAAAGCGGGAGGCGCAGCAGACGGAACGCCGGCAATCGCTTGTTCGGTGCTCGGCTTATTAATGTTCGGGTCATTGCCGCCACCAGCCACTCCACCGGTGTAAGTGCATTTGTAAGCGAACATGTCGAAAGCAGAACCGGCCGTAGCGGAATTCGGATTCACTACACACGTCACCGCACACCCATCAAACGACGCCGCCGGATCATAGGTGAGTTCGACTTGGCCAGATCGCAACGTGCAGCGATTCGCGGGCGTTCGACACGCGGCCTGATTACCAACAATAATATCGTGGAAAGTACCCGTGTCGACGAACTGCCCCGAAGGACATGCACAAGCGCCGGTACCGGAATCCTGAGTCTGACCAGCCACAGGACAAGTGGCAAAACATCCACCAGCAGTCGCTATCAAAACCTTATTAGCGTCACACGAATTGCCACCCAAATAAATATAACCGAGACTCGTATAACCAGTCGGATTTGATGCAATCTGAAAGCGGCAATACCAAGCACCTGCATTGTAATAATAAGAGGCCTGGGTACGTGCGTTGCCACCCGTATAAGGTCCGCCACGCTGTACCCAATAATCACACGCCGCTTGAGCAGTCGAATATTGATTAGACGGGAAAGGTTCGGGATACCAGTAATACGTTGTCGCATGCGCAGACGACGAAATAAAAAATGCGAGAAAAAAAAACGATAAAATACGCATTACCACTTCCGCCCGACGAACGTAATGAAAGATATCGCGCCAAGCATAAAAAATGAGTAGTAATACAAATCGGCCATGATTCTCTCGGCAAAAAAGCCGGCGATTTTCTGCCGGCTGTTTCAGTTGCAATTCTGATTAACGACCGATAAAGCCGAGAATCATTTTTGCGCCTTTCTTGGACACCAACACGACGGCAAGCAGCGCAGCAACGGCGAGAATCGCGGCCGTTGTAGTGCCAAAATCGATGCCTGCCGTCAATGCGGTGTAATCAGGACCCACAGCGAACGTCGATGCGGACCCAGCAGCAATGGCTAAACCCAACGCGTATTTCTTAAACGGAACTTTTTGCATTTCAGTCACCTTTAAAATAAGTAGTACGGACGCCCCCACGAATTTCTAGCTTTTTGCGCCGGGGCATGTAGCGCAAAACCGTTATTTACTTGAGCATGCTCAACACCAACTCAGCGCCTTTACACGTGGCCCACACACCTGCCAACACGAAAAAACCAAAACCGAACGCGGATGCCAACGCAGCGGGGTCCAACTGCGAAATGTCGAACGGCGGATTCGCTACCACCGATTGCCAACCGGTCGAACACGTCAGCGCTGTTAAATCCACAGCGCCATCGCAGTACAACGTTAACCCGCTCATTTATTTCGCAGCGGCCAGCGGCGCTGGACGCGCAGATAATTGCAACGATTCCCCGAACGGCAGGTTGTACGAAATTCGGTTGTTATAAATTTCGGCCTGCAACGGAATTTCGACTTCTGCACCAATAGCCTGTTTGAATTTCGCAACAGTGCCGTCGTTGTAAGCGTTCTTAAATAAACGCACTTCGACAATTTCCAGCGGATTCGATGTTTCCAATGTGACTTTACACATCGGTTTTTGTGCGTCAGCGTTTTCACTGATGGCACGGACAAGAGCTTTTACCAGCATGATGATTTCCTTCTAACGGTTGAGTTAAGCGGCGCGCAATTGATCCCACGAGGTGACCATCTGCGCTTCTAAAATGCGACGACGCAGCGGTACTACCTGCCCGGCGCTGATATCCGCGTCACGGAGACCCGCAGCGCGCAATATTTTTAAGTGGCGATACCACGTAGGCTTTGCGAAAAATTCGCGCGCACGCTCCCACCCTTCACTTTTAATCATCATCCAGCAGCCATATGCGGCTCTGCCCTGCCCTTCTGTTTTTGCACACGCGAACACGCGTTGTTGTATTTCGTTGTCGCTGACCATTTCAGCGCCTCCAATCATCCGACCGAAATAGCTTTCCCACTCGGCGCGGATGTTCGCCGGGGAAAGACTTCGCCAATCATTGCGAGCGAGCCACTCGCGACCGAGTTTTAATTCGAGCCGTAATAAATTATTCGCCGCTTGAATTTCTTCCGATGAATACACGCGGCCTGTGTACTTCGGATTTTTCATGAGATAGGTAAGATGAGGACCTTTTGCATACGCTTTGCCGCTGCGCATTTTGGAGAGGTTGGACCAGTACACGGTGTCGCCCGCCGTCTGCGACACGCGATAGCGACCGCCTTCGATGTTGCGCATGATCGCGAGCGCCTGACGCACTTCGGGCAACGATGCGAGCATTAAATTGGCGGTTATATCGATTCGAGAAACAATCCAAAGATGCGCGGGGGGCAGCTCGACCTGGAGACGACGGCTGAGATAGTCAACCATTGCTCGGAGTGATCCCAAGAGATCAAGAGCGGCAGCAGATTCGGCTCCGAATACCGCGTCGCCATCACCGCAGATGCGAGCGGGTGAACCTTGAACCCACAAGTCACTGGTGAAACGGGTAACGAGCTGATGTGAGTCGCTGCGGATGCTCTCCCACGTCGGGCTTTCATATCGGACGTCTCCGGTTTTGGGGCAATAACAGCACACGCGATCACCCAACATGCGGGCTTTCTCGCGGGCCTCGGCCGACAGCAATTCGCCGGGCGCGCGGGCTGTTATCCAATCCAACAACATGGTTAAGAAATAACCGTTTTCGAGGTAAGAGTCTCACCCATGAGACTAAGTGGCGGTGTTACAGGGACCGCCACTCCCCTCCGCGCCCGAATCCGAGCCAACCGACGTGCACGGCGACGTAGGGCATCGGACCAAAGGTCAGCCACGTAAAAATCCGGGAGGACTTCTTCGACTTCGATCAGAGGGAGCAATAATTGCTGTTCAGCGGACTGATGCATGAATGTAGCTTCCGTGGCAAGTAGTCATGATGGCAACTGTAGCTACAGAAACTACATTGCGCAAGAGGCTACATACGCCATAATGGACGCAACGGCCTACAAAGGCCTTTTAAACCGGGTTTAGAGCGATGCGCAGCATTGAGTGGATTGATCGACTAATTACAGAGAACGGCCTTCCTAGCGACCGGCAGGCGGCTTTAATGATAGGCATGACAGCTCAGCTGATCAGCAAACATCGAAATGGAAAGCTGGTCACGCTCGACGACAAATACGCCTATGCACTGGAAAAAGCACTTGAATTACCACATGGAACCATCATTGCCGATCAACACGCGGAGCGTGAGAAAGACCCGGCAATGCGAGCAGTGTGGCAACGCCTGGGAAAGCTGGTGACCGCCGCGGGCAATGGCGTGGCGGCCGGCGTTATGGCGATAACATTTTGGGGGTTAACTTTCGCGCCTAACTCCGCGCAGGCAAACGAAAATCTCTTTAAAAATCAATTACATAACTATACATTATGCGCAATCATGACGAGTACGGCCCGACACGATCGGACTACATCCGCCAAGTTATTTTGGCATAGACGGATCGTTGAATATCCCCGCGCGCCTCTGGTGTACCGAATTCGGTGTGATGATCGTGCAATAAATTTTGCCCAACCAGCGACACTTCCAATTGTTTGCTGAGACGTTTCGCCAACCGCAAATCCATTTCTCCATATGCGGATATGCCATCGCCGTTCACGATTTGCGGCAAATGCCGGATCGCGGATAAGTAACGAAATTGAATATCGAGCTCTGTATCGGCGGGCAAATCTAAAAATGATCGCAGACCAAACTGATGCCGCGGCGTTGCACCGGCAAGAAAAGCACCGCGATTGATATCGAGGCCGGTCGGGTCGATCTGCATATCCAAATACGAATAATTAACGGAAAACCGCCATACCGATATCGGTACAAAAGTAATTTGCGTCTCGATACCTTGTGTGCTGCCGTCGGTCGTATTTTTATTGATGATGGGAATCACCGTAAAACCATTGACGGGATTGATATAAGGCGTACCCACCTCTAATGAAGCGAGTCCGCTGTAGTGATTGTGAAATGCCGCTAAATCTAACGCGAGATTATCGCGTGCTTGCCATCGATACCCAACTTCATAAGACTCCAACACCTCCGATTTGAAATCGCGATTACCTTGCAGCACCACTGAGGGATCATCAAAGGTAACCTCAACGGCAATATCGCGCTCCAAACGTGTGGGTACGCGCACTGCGCGCGACACCGCAGTCCATAGCGTACTGGATGGTGAGAATTGCCATGCCAGTCGTGCGCTCGGCTGTGTTTCGTAGCCGCTAAAATCATTGTGTTCGAATTTCGTGCCCAGCGTCAGATGCAACGAATCCAGCAGTGCGATCTGATCTTGGACGAAAAGTCCGAATAATTGATCGCGCGAAAAATCCGGGTCGACATTGAAAATGCCCTTGCCCACATTTTTATTTTCAGTGAGATGATAATTTAATCCCCAAATGATTTGCTGGCGCGCGGTGAAATCGAATTGATGCTGAAAGTCGACATCGAATGTATTTAAATCGTCGCGGTAACTGGGATCATTGCGATGAGTGTTGTCATAGTAAGCGCGCAACACAAAATTCGAGGTATCGTCGATTTGATGCTGCCAACGACCGAGTACATTGCCACCGCTGACGTCAACATCCAAACCGCCGGTGGGACCTTGTCGGCCAATTACCGTAATCGATGGCGCGTGTTTGCCAATCGTTCCATGGTATAGATCGCCCTGCACGGTAATGCTATCGGACGTGGTAACGTCCCAATCGCTGCGCGCACCGACGTGGCCCAGGTGCCAATCGTCAGTGCTCGTTGCCGTGGAATTCAATGTATCGTCGCGATCGATATACTTGCCGTAGATGCGATAACTCGCACCGTTTTCCGCAGTGGCTCCGTAGCGTGCAGCTGCTGTCACGCGATCCTCGGTGCCAAGCGCAGTTTCCACATAAAGGCCCTGCGTATCCTGCGCTTTTTTGGTTGTGATATTGATGACACCGTTAACCGCATTCGAGCCCCACAGCGAAGCGCCAGGGCCGCGGATGACTTCGATGCGGTCTATATCTTCGAGCAAATAATCTTGAACATCCCACAGCACGCCGGAAAATAGCGGCGTATAGATGCTGCGAGTATCGGATAACACGAGTAATTTTTCCGAACTGATACTGCTGAATCCGCGCGAACTTACCGCCCATTCACTCGCGCTTTGGCGGGCCACATTAATGCCCGGCACAAAACGCAATGCATCCGGTATGCTCGTAGCGCCGGATCGGCGAATCTCCTCATTGGTAACGACCGTGATCGCCGCTGCAGCCGACTGCAAGTTCTGTACACTTTTGGATACGGACGTGACCTCCACGCTGCCCAGCTGTTCCAGTGACAGATCGGCTAACGCGCTGGCAGAGTTCAA